GCAGTGCAACTTGTTGGGTTGTTGGAGTCTGAAGAAAAAGAATTTGTGGTGTTGAACGTTCCGCCTGGTGCGGGTAAGTCCACATTGTTTCACGATGTTGCGGTGTGGGCGATTGTTCGTAACCGGCGTGTTCGTGTGATGATTGGGTCGGTTTCTCAGAACATGGCGAAGATGTACTCTCGTCGTATCCGTGAAACGCTTGAGCGTGTGATGCCTATTGAACCTGATCCGATGATGGTTCAGAAGGGGTTGGCTGTCAACGCGGAAGGCTGTCTAACGATTGACTATGGCAGGTTCAAACCTGTCGATAAGGGGGCGTTGTGGCGTTCAGAGGAGTTTGTTGTTGAACAAGAAGACGGAAACGGTTTGGATAACAAAGAACCAACAGTCCGAGCCTACGGTATTGAGGCAGAGTTCATCGGCCACCGTGCCGACCTTTGCTTGTTTGACGATGTGGCCTCACCCGATAACGCCCGTGAAAGTGTGGCTCGCGACAAACTCCTTGAACGGTGGGACAATGTGGCTGAAGCCCGATGCGACCCAGGTGGGTTGCTAGCTGTTATCGGGCAGCGTCTCGGTTCGGGTGATTTGTACGCTCATTGTCTTGCGAAGGAAACGTATGACATTGAAGAAGACATCAACTATGACGGTTCGGATGTGCAATCCCCTGAAGATGTTGAATCTGGTCAGCCTGTCCGACAGAAAAAATACAAGCACATCATCTATAAAGCGTATTACGAAGAATTAGATACCGGTAAGGAATCTCGTTCGTTCAAATCGTTGCCGTACCCTGAAGGTCCGTTGCTTGACCCGAAGCGTCTCCCGTGGAAAGATTTGTCGTTTATCCGCTACAACAAACCTGACGTGTTTCAGGTGGTGTACCAACAGGAAGACCTTGATCTTGATGCTCGACTGGTGGACCGTACTTGGATTACTGGTGGCAAAGGAGCAGATGGGGTGGATTACCCTGGCTGTGTTGATAACGAACGCCAACCTGGGTATATCCCTGAAGGTTTAGCGCATCCGTGGGTGTCTATTTGTGCGGTTGACCCGTCACCAACAATGTTTTGGGCGTTTGTTTGGATTATTTACCAGCCTGAAACCCAGATATACCATGTGGTTGACCTTGAACGGGTGAAGTTGACCGCTGAAGAAGTCCTTGGATTTAACACTTCGACGGGGGAGTATTCAGGGTTGATGCACGAATGGCAGGAACGGTCCTACCAGATGGGTTATCCGATTAGCCATTGGGTTGTTGAGATCAATGCGGCACAGCGTTTCTTGTTGGCACACGATTTTGTGCGTCGCTGGCAGGCAACTAACCGTGTGAACGTCATTTCTCATACCACTTCCCGTAACAAAGTTGACGAAAAGCTTGGTGTTGAGGCGTTGATTCCGCCGGTGATTAGGTCGGGGGCTATGCGGTTCCCTTCTATGCGTGGCAACTGGAAAACATTGGCGGCCCAGGATGAGTTGACTAAGTGGAGTCGAGATAAAAAGCACGGCACCGACATTGTGATGGCGTTGTGGATGGCGATTTTGAATCTGCCTAATTTGACCCAGGCGAAGCCACCGCCGAGACAGTGGCGACCTTCGTGGTTGACAACCAGATAAATGTGTTATCTTAGGTTCGTCTTGGCTACCAAAGGTTTTGAATGAAAACTGTTGAAGAAATCGTTGAACTGTACAAGGATCGTGTTGACACTCAAGGACCGATCCTTCGTCAGATGCGAGAAGTGCGACAGTTAGCAAATGGTGATGTCATTGTTCCGTTGAACGAATTGGACAGGAACACGAAATCTTCTGTGGCGAACCTGCTTGTTCAGGGTCTTGACCAGATGAGTATGCGTGTTGCTTCTACGATGCCGTCACCGTATTTTCCTGCTTTGCGTGAAGGTCAGGACCGTTCGATGAAACTGGCCCGTGACCGCAAGCGGGCAATGCTGGCTATTTGGGATCAGAACCGTATGTCTATGAAGATGCGTCAACGTGCGCGTCACCTTTTGGCGTACAGCAATTCGCCTGTTTATTTGAAGCCGAACTTTGATAAGCGTCTTCCTGAGTGGCAGTTGCGTAACCCGTTGGATACTTTTGCTGCTCCACGGATTGACATTGATAATCCTGTTCCGGACAATGTGATTTTTACGTATCACCGCCCGTACCGTTGGCTGATGCAAAACTACGGGGTACTGTTGAACGGTACGTTGCGTGTGGCGAACCCAGGACAAGACACCCTGTTCACCATCCTTGAATACGTCTGCGCCAACGAAATCGTCACCATCGTGATGGGATCAGAAAAATCTTTCGACCCTCTAACAGGGCAAACCTTCCCAGGTCAGCAAGCAGTAGAACTGTCCCGTGTCATCAACCGCACAGGTATGCCACTGGTAGTTATGCCGCAACGCATCACCCTTGACAAACCCCGTGGACAATTCGACGGGTTGCTCGGAATGTATTACACCCGCGCCCGTTTGCAAGCCCTCACCGAAATCGCTATTGAACGAGGCATTTTCCCTGACGAATACCTTGTGTCACGCCCAGGTGAAAACGCTGAAATCATCCAAATCGCAGACGGCAAAACAGGCCAACTTGGTGTGGTCAAAGGTGGCGACATTACACAGCTACAAACAAACCCTGGCTACAAAACAGATGTGGCGTTGGACCGTTTGGAACGTCAAGAACGCCTAGAAGGTGCTATCCCCGCAGAGTTCGGTGGAGAATCCGGCACAAACATCCGTACAGGTCGCCGTGGCGAATCCATCCTGTCAGCAACCGTGGACTTCCGTGTACAAGAAGCGCAAGAACTGTTCGCATCTTCACTTGTTGAAGAAGACAAAATCGCTATCGCTATCGAAAAAGCCTACTGGGGTAACGCATCAAAGTCGTTCTACATCCCAGGCACAGGCGGCGGAATGAAGGATTACACCCCGAACAAGATGTGGGAAACCGACTTCCATTATGTTTCATACTCCGCATCAGGGGCAGACATCAACAATCTTGTTATCAGTCTTGGACAACGCTTAGGTACAGGCTTGATGTCTAAAGAATCAGCCCGTGAAGCAGACCCAATGATTAGCGATCCTGAGTTGGAACGTGACCGTATCGTGGCAGAAGCCATCGAGTCGGCTTTGTTGCAGTCAGTACAGGCACAAGCCGCCGACCCGAACGGCCCATACCAACCAGATGATTTGGCTTTCATCGCTGAACAGGTAGCATCTAACAAGATGAGTTTGCCTCAAGCTATTCAAGCAGCGCAGAAACGCGCACAGGAACGACAGGCAACTCCCGCCCCGACGGGTGCGCCAGAAACAATGCCTGGTTTGTCACCTGCTGGTGTCGGTATGGAACAACCAATGGAAGCCCCTGCACCGTCAGGTATCGAAGGTCTTCTTGCACAACTAGGTGGTGGCGGTGGTGGTATGGCTCCGCCTGCTCCACCAATGGGAGGGATGCTGTAAATGGCGAAGCAATACCCAAATCGTTCTGATCTTCGTGGTGGCAAAGTAGCGAAACAAACCGTTACCGGTCAAACCTATGGTCAGGCTACACAGCAGATGCAGGCACAGTCGGCTGTTCCTATGGCGCAATCCCCAACAGATAAACCTGTTGTAACCCCTGGTTCTCTTGGTGCTTTTGACCGCCCCACGGAACGCCCGATGGAACCTGTAACAGCGGGTGCTTCGTTTGGTCCTGGGCCTACACCACAATCACAGTTTCGTGTACCCACATCTGACCCTGTAGTAACAGAGTTACGTGCGTTGTTGGCGGCATACCCGTCTGACGAGTTAGCAGATATGTTGGATTCGTACATCCGTGAGGGCTACTAATGCCGTTTATTCAGGGTGACCCTGTAACACAGAACCAACGTTACGCATCGTTTGTTGAACAAGAAAAAGCAGATAAACAAGCACAACAGTCATTGACTAAAGATGTTGCTGCCCGTGTGTCGCAAATCTATAAAGATGCACCGTACATCCCTGCGTCGGTTATTTTGTCTATGGCTAAATCTGGAACCAGTCCAGAAACCGTAGAGGCAATCAAGAAGACTGCCGCACAGCAAACCGCTAACCAGTTGGCACCGAACAAACCCAAGAAAAAGGGTTGGTTTCATGAACTAATTTACGACAATGTGAAGGCTGCTTCTCGATGGTCTTTTGCTGGTTTGTCCCTTGTACCCGATCTTGTACAAAACGCTGCTTCACAAGCTTTCTCAGCAAACGACCCCGCTGGATTTGACGGATGGTTCAAGTCCACACAGTTAGGTACCTTGATGTCCAACACCAAGGAAGCCGGTGAAGGTTTCTTCCTTGGTGAAACCGCTATGGAAAAGCAAGCGGAACGCGCACGCCGAGTACGTGGAACTATCAACGGTTCAGCGTGGACCATTGGCCGTGGAGCCGCAGAGGTGGCATTTACCCCAGGTTCTAAACCGTATGCTTTTTTGTCAGGGTTTATTGATGCCGCAGTACAAATTGGTGCCGATCCAACACTCCCCGCTGGCAAAGCCCTGAAGACTGCGCGACTCGCCAAAGCAACATTGCCTGGTGTCGGTACAGCAGAAGAAATTGCTAACGCATCTCAACTTGCTAAAGGTCTAGCAGGTTTAAATAGTGCCGAAGGTATGTCTTTTCAAGCATCCAAGTTTGGTCAGTGGGCAACATCTGATCCACGCGCAAAGCGTTTGACATCTCGAATTGTTGAAATAGCTAGCGATGCATCTAAAACAGTAGAAGAAAAAACTCTGTTTATGTTGGAAAACATTCCAGGTTTAGACCCTGTTATGGCTCGCGCATTTGCTGAAGCAGACGACCAAGCGAAAGTTCTTGGTTTGCTTGGTACAGCATCGGCTCGTTTGACAACAAACCCTGCTGATGTTTTGTTGCCTACAGATATCCGTGACATAAAACTTGCTCGACGCTTAGACCCACGATTTGATGATTCGGTAAAAGAACGTGTTGGTTTATACAGAAACTTTCGTGGTAAGTGGCTTCAAACAATGCCCAAAGGGACAGTAGTTATCAACGGCACAGGAGCAGACAAAACACAGGCTGTTATGAACTACGCCCGTTATCTTCGTGGCTCAGGTTTAGCAGATGACAGCCAAGAATTCAAGACCGTCATGCAGAAAGTGGTGGAAGCGTATTCCAGCGCCGACCCTTCTATAGCCCGCGCATCCGCAAAGGAAGCATACGATTTACTTATTGAAACCGTATTTGTTTCTTTAGGTGGAAAATCAGCAGGTGCTAAACAAGCCGCTAAAGAAATTATTGGTGCAGCACGATCCGCTAAAGCACGTGTATTCAACATCAACGATGTAGGTAACGCAGATGATGGCGGTGCTTTACAGATGCTTCGTTCTGTTTTGCCTGAAGATGTATTTGACGACATACCACTTGATGTCCAAGACCGTCTCGTAATCAACGGCCCAGGTGCGCTTATTGAACTAGCTGACGATGTTGAAGTTCTTCCTGATTTTCGTCGTATGCGAGCATTGGCGGGTAACCCTTGGTTGACACGCAACACAGCAGGTGGTCAACGTGCTGGCACAGTGATGGCTGAGTTTGTTCAAAACGAAATTTGGAAACCACTCACCTTGGCGACTGGCGGATACATGATGCGTAACATGATTGACGCACAAACCCGTATCGCCATGTCTGGTAGATCAGGATTGTTCAGCCATCCACAGGATTTCATCTTGTGGGTTCTTCGCAAGAAGGGCGCATTTGACATTACCGGTGAAGACTTCGGTGGTGTTGCTGGTGTATGGAATAAAGAACAAGACGAGTTTTGGCAAGCACTTACATTTGACCTGCATAAGAACTTGAATGATCCTGTTGCCGCTGAACAAAACCTGATTCGTAACGGAAACTTCTCTATCGTTGACCGTGGAGATGATGCCGTAGCCCACGTTACTGGTTATGTCGATAACTTGGCTTTGATTCATACTGACCCTATTTTGTCGCGTGTAGCAAAACTAGGTCTTGAAGGTTTGGACCAACCAGCGCGTGTTCAGAAAATCAAGGATTGGTTGACATCTCCTGAGAACAAAGAACTTCTTGGGCAGTTACGTAATTATTTTGCTGAAGGCGTGAAGTACACCGATCCTGTATCGGGTAAGACAGGTCGCATCAGGATTGACCCTGCCGATTTAGACACTGCTGTTGATGCTTGGGTGGATAAACTTTCAGAGTTCCGTGTTGGAAGTATTGTCCGTGACAACAAAGATTTGCGTGTTGTTTCTGCCTACAACAGGGTTCCCTTGACAACAATGGATGACGGCGGTAAAACAATTACTGCTGGCCCACGCAATATTGACATCAACGACATTGATCCAAAAGACATCATCGACGGTGACGGCGGTATTGGTTCAGTTATCCGTCTTGAAGATGATGTTGAAGGTTTGATTATTGGCACGGTGGACACCCCAACAGGTATTGACCCGTTCACTGGTTTGCCTTCCACTAAACAGGATTATGTTGTCCAGCCTGTACACAATGGCCCTGCTTTCACTAAGGATGGTTTAGGTACACAGAATCTTCGCAATCTTCTTGACACTCTTGGCGAGGAAGGAAAACTCGCACAGAAGGTAAAGATTGCTCAACGCGGTACTACGGCTAATACGGAACTTGGGCAACGTGCTTTGCAGGTGAAGAACAAGTTTGTTGATACTTTCTTTGTGAGCTTGTATGGCAAGGCGACACAGTTTCTTGAGAAGTCTCCGGTGTTCCGCCAGTCTTACTATCGTGAAGTGTTCAACAATGCTGACTTGTTGGCACCATCTGAAGCGGCGGCTTTGTTGAAGCGGGCTAATACTGAAGCCACAAAGTCTGGTATGAAACTTGCTAACTATGTTGGTGGCAAGGATGTTCTTGCTCGACTTAAAGAAGTTGCGGCATCAACATCTGACGCTATTGGGACATTGGAACAACTAGACGATTTTGCTAAAGCATCAGCATTGCGTCAAACAAAAGAACTGTTGTACAACGCCACAGAACGCTCCAACCTTGAAGACATATTCCGTATCATCATCCCGTTCGGTGGTGCCTGGAAAGAAGTTATGGGAACTTACGCCAAAGCAGTAGTCGAAGACCCAACCCGTCTCCGCAAAGCTCAACTTATTTTTGACGGTGCAAGAAAGTTTGACCCCGACAACGACGGTCAAGGGTTCTTCTATCGTGACGCAACTACCGGTGAATACTCGTTCAACTTCCCATTGTCAGGTGACATTGCTCAACTATTGACAGGGCAAGATGTACCACTTCAAGCACCCGTACAACGTTTGTCTATTGGTCTTGGAGTTGTCCCGTCTATCGGGCCGATGGCTCAAGTTGCAGCATCAAAAATTATTCCCGACACCCCCGCCACTGACGACATCATCGGGTTCCTTCTTCCATACGGAAGAAAAACAGACTTCAACCTGTTGCCATTGTGGGCTAAGAAAATGCAAGAAGCTTGGGAAGGCAACACTCAAAACCTGCAAACCGTGTACGGCAACACCTACATTGAGACGCTTCGCGCATTGTCGGCTTCAGGTGAATACGACCTTGCCGATCCGAACGAGCAAGAACAACTGTATGCCGACGCTAAAGGTAAAGCACGTTGGCTTACTTTCTTACGTGCAGCAGGTCAGTTCATCGGACCAACTTCTCCATCTCCTGAGTTCAAGATTGCCACCAAAGAAGGCGACGTGTATGGAACACAGTTGGTGAAAGAGTTTCAGAAACTACAGGCCAACAACTACGACACGGCTGTATCCGAGTTTCTTCGTATCTACGGCAACGACGCTTTGTTATACATTTCCAACAAAACAGAATCAGTTGCCGGTGGTTTAGAAGCAACCGAAGATTTTGGTGATTGGGAACGAGGCGAAGGAGAAGGTCTTATTGACCAATACCCTGATGTCGCTGGCTTTATGGCTCCAGGTGGAGACAACTTCTCATTTGAGGTGTGGTCACGGCAGGTATCTAAGGGTCGTCGTCGTCGCCTGTCGGATCGTGAGATTGTCGAGTTGGCACAGTACCGTGCAGCATCGGCACAGTATCGAGCATTGCGGGACAAACTGCCTCCCCGCCCAACAGCAGATCAAAAACGTTGGCTTCGCCAGTGGCGTGTCAAACTGAACAAGGAATACCCTGGTTTTCCTGTGGTGGCAGAGTTCAACCCTGGTGAGTTCCCGAAGAAATTGGAACAGTTGGGTCGTCTTGTGCAGGATAACCGTCTCGCAGATAACGATGTGGCTGACGCAACCCGTCAGTATTTGCAGGCGCGTGACGCGGCAGTTGAGCGTTATGTTCAGGCTGGTGGCGCGGCAGGTGGTTTCTCTACTGCTGTGGCTGCGGCCCCATTGCGCGACTGGCTTGCCGGTATCGGCAAAGCTTTGAAAGAGGATACGCCTGAGTTCGCTCGTTTGTATGAAAGACTGTTATCAACAGAGGTAGAAGAATGAGCCAAGGCAATACAAATCAAGAAGAAGAACAACAGGCCGAACTTCCAGCGATGCCCCCTATCGGGTCTATCGGTGGCGGTGGGTATTCGCTACTGCCCGATGTTCAATTACCACAACGTCGTGTCAAAGGCGTTTCTCAAACCCTTGGTCAACCAAACCAAAAAGACATTCTTCCATCAACCACCAGTGGTAACGAGTTCATTTATGTTGGTCAGAACCTTGTCAACAGTCAAGGTATTCTTGTGCGTGGGCAGTACACCGAAGATGAGGCGTATTCAGAACTAGCGAAGTTGCCGTTAGCAGAACGCCGTGCATTACAAAACCTTCTGTATTCAGTAGGCGCATACGGCAGTTCTAAGCCGTCACGCTCAGGTTTCAACTCATCTGACTTCTCCGCTATGCGCGAAGCGATGCTGTACGCCAACGCTAAAGGTGTAACACTTGATGTTGCTACAGCAATGATGGCATCAGAACTTGGTGGTGCAGGAGCCGGTGGCGGGCAACGTATCCGTACCACACCAAAACAGGATCTTCAAGCGGTGTTCCGCCAGGCATCTGGTCAAATCCTTGGCCGTCGTTTATCTGATGCTGAAGTTGAAAAGTTTGTGAAGGCATACAACCGTCAGGAAGTATCTGAGGCTATGGGTGGTGCTGCGGCTCCGTCGGTTCAGACTGCCGCCACACAAGCAGTTGAGGCTGCGGCTCCTGATGAGGCTGCGGCTATGGGGGCTTTACAGTTGACGAACATTATTGATTCCGCAATCAAGGAGCTTGGCTAATGTCTGAACAGGTTTTGAACACTAAACAGGATTATGCAAATCGTCTTTTGCGTTTGCAGGAACTTATCAATAGCAACGATAAATACATTGGTCAACAACCACAGTTTTCTTCTAGATACAACGAAGCGGTCAGTACACGTCAAAAACTGGTGAAAGACTATCTGCAAACCGTTGTTGACATGAGAACAAAATTTGGTGTTGTCGGTTCAGATTTCAAAGTTGTCAAAACTGTTCCCAAATCTTTGACCGACCTTTTGGATTTGGCTAATGGAAACAACATTGAAGATGTCGTTCAAATTGTTGTACCACAAGTTTTGTCTAAAAGGATTTCTCCTGCAACTGCTCAATCTGCTGGAAGTTGGGGCATTTCTGCTACCCCTGCACAAATCAAAGCAGTAAAACAAAAAGCAGTACAAGGACCCAAACTTTCTGAACCTGGTGCAGAAGTGGTTACTGGTCCTACAGGTACTACTGGACCAACAGAACCGACTACGGGAGGTGGAGGAACTGGTGGCGGTACAGACAAAACCAAGAAACCTGCACTCCCAAAGAATTGGGAAGCACAGTTCCGCCGTATGTTCCCCGAACAATCATGGCTACTTGACCTTGACAAAACCAAATACCCAAAACTGTTCTCACTCATCCAGCGCGGTATCTCCGATCGGATGTACGAAACCGCTGAAGGTCAGCAACGTTTCGCAGCAGAACTAAGAAACACTGATTTCTATGTCGAGTTGCGTAACACAGACAAGGTACGCCAAATCAAATCACTTGTTGGTGATCTTGGATTTGACTCCGTACCGTTCAACAAGTTCCTGACCACAGCATCCAACATGGGATGGGAAGGCGAAACCCTTCAACAAGAGGTCTATAAAGAAGCGTTCCGTAAGAACGAAACAGGCCA